ATTTATTATTTAATTGATTAATATACTTAACATAGTACTCAGTGCAGTGATGCAGTCTTACTTTAATCTCCTCCTCAAGCTCCAGGTCTCTAGTAAAGAGCAGAGTAGTGATTCTCTTCTCAGGAGCTATGTGATCTACCTGATGGAGTGATAAGTTCTCCCATTCGTTGAGTAGAGATGGATGAGTAGAGACCATGCAATAGACTAAACTAGCATAGTTCTTATCATATAACATCATGTAAGCTCTAAGCTGCCACTCATAATCTTTATTCACACCCTCCTCTGAGGTAGCAGGGAACGTCTCTAAGGACCATGAGGTCTTAATGTCTATGATTTGATCATCTAGAACTATATCAGCCTCTCCTGTGAGCCATTCGTTATTCAGTCTCTCAGTGTTCTTTACCATGCTAGTGAATGATACAGTATTGAGTAGAGCAATAGAATCATTCTCCTGCATATTACCCTTATTGATATACTTGTTATTCAGCTCTACATTGTAGCCATAGAAATCCTGCTTAGCTACTGCTCTAATGTAGCTCTTAGTAGTTTCAGATAGCACCTCAGACTTAGTCCTAGATGCTGTCATTAGTTTTCCGAGTGATGATGGATGCCATTTCATAGTAATACAATTTCATAATCGTTATCAATATACCATTGTAGAGTATCTAGTTCACTTTTATCTTTATAATCATGTCCTACCTGTCTAAGATAACCCTTGTCATCTTCAAAACAATACCACCAATAGCCACCCTCAGGCTCTACTGTATCTATAAACCAAATTTTGTAGACTTTCATAGTAACATAAGTGCTTTATTCTGTAAATCTGTAAGCTCAAAGGTCTCTCTTAGCTTAGGGATAGTAAACTTACCATCCTGAATAGATACAAGTGCCTCCTCAAATCTCTCCTTAGATAGTCCAGGCTTAGCAGCCTTAACAGGTACACTAGCCATGTTAGCATCGTCATCTACTGACTGCAAGCACAAAAGACTAGACAAGCAGTACCTACGATAGTAAGTCACAGCAGATCCTACTTGCTGAGGATTAAGTCCTGCAGGTAATTCCATACATGACTCAATAGACTCATTAGAATCTATGCAGATTATCTGAGTACATACTGAATTGCCTTGAATAGGTTGTAATAATAGTAGACCATTCTCTAATAAGATAGGCTCTACTGCCTCAGTGATGGCATTGATGTCACTATAAGACTTTTTAAAGTGTGGATTGGTAGCATTCTTAGCTACTTTGCCGATTGACTGCTTAGCTTTGTGGAGCTTCTGATGCAGGGTTAGTACAGGTGCTGGTACTACAGCTTTTGTTTTTGTTTCCATGTGTATAAAATTAAATTATTTCAACAAAGATAATCAATTAATTCATATCTGCAATAAAATTATAATAAAATATCATAAATTCATCAAAATTTCTAGCTATAAAGTATGTACCCCCTGCCTGCTCTATACTTTCCTGATACCTCTTCTGCACTTCTGACTGCTTATCCTTACCATACTTCACCTCAATCTTCACTGATCTACCTCTAATGGTAGCAGATATATCAGCTGAGCCTTTGGTAGAGGTGCTAGGAGTCCATGTGCCTTTCAGCTGTCTACTGTTCTCACCTACCTGTATCTTTTTACCCTCTCTATATACACCCATTGTATTAATTCTCTCAGCTTGATAGCCTGAGAAATTTATAAATGCAGTGATACATTGAGTCAGAGCATTAGCTGAGTCATCTTTCCAATTAGATAGAGGGATGTAAGCATTGTTAGGATATTTAGCTGATAGGCTAGCTAGTTCTAGGGCTTTGAGGATTGCTTTGTTTTCTTTTGTCATCTGTTACATGTTTTAAATAATTTAGGATCTACATGGACCATTAACTCCTGATCATTTGAAGATCCCTCTCTTGGAGTTCTGCCATTTGGCTCAAGATTCCCTCTAATATCTTTAAAATTAATATAAGTTAGTTTATCAGTCCATTGTATAAAAAGATAAGTTGGAAGCCTTTTACTATATTCCTGCATTTTTACCAATTTTATTAAGCTAACTAAATAAAATTTAGGAGTATTATGTTTACAATTAGCACTCTTTATTTCAATATATGCTTTATCTTTAATTATAAAATCTACTTCATTATCACCTAACTTAATAGCATCTTTACAAATTCTATCCATTATCTCTCTTTCTCTTTCTAAATCTTCTTTAGTTTCAAATCTCATATCAATTATAATTTACTGTATCCCAAATATCAGGCTCTCTCTGAGTCTTAATCTCAAACCATCTAGCACCATTGCTAGATCCATCTACATACTCTTTACCATTGTACTCTGCATATTTCTTACACCATTTGTTGAAAGTTCTGTTAGTCAGGTATTTCTTTTGATCAGTGTACTCAGCTATAAAGTTCTCAAACATTGACACCTTATTCAATCTCTGATCAAATCCTAAATTCTTATTGTCTACCCATTCAATAAAATCTTGAGATGTCTCATTGATAAACTTCCTTAGCTCTAAATTCTTAGCCTCAGATTCTACTAGACCATTCTCTAGGTAATAGTTCAGGCAGTTAATCATGTAATGGTCAAACCTAGCCCATTCCTGTTCATCCCAATCCTCAAACAGCATAGAGCCAAATTCATCAAATGGAGTATGATGTGTACCAAAATAACTACTCAGCTCAACCTCAAACATCCTCCTCTTAAATGAGCCACCATCTGCTTTGATAGTGTAGTTAGTAGAGATAAGTACTTTAGGTGAGTCTTTTACAGGTAGTTTAATTGCATCTCTACCTTTGTATTCAATAGTTAAACCCTCAGTGATTATACTAAATAAGCTCTCAAAATTAAAGTTCTTTCTTACATCATCAAATGCTAGGACCTGGCAGTCAGAAGAGACAGTCTGATAGGGGAATGATTTATTTGAGTCAAAGGTCTTACCATCAATGGTGCTAACTTTTTTCATGTATCCAATAGCATTAATCAGAATCCCTTTACCACTACCTCCATTAGGATTGTCTGAGATAGTTTCATCATTTAAAATTATAGCTTTGTTATTAGCTGAGGTCTTATAAGAGTGTAGCATATAGCCTATCACGCTCTTCATAGTATCATATCTCTCTACCTCCTGCCCTGAGATAAACCAAATAAAAGACCTAAACATTGACTCATGGTGATCAGCATCTATTAAATCTCTATCTATTATCTGATTATTCCAAACATATCCTTTTAGCTCTGAGTATTCATATATCTCATGGTGCTTAGCAAAAACTTTGACAGCTGCATTCTTATAGTAAATCATACCATAGTCTATCCCATCCCTCTCCATCTCTACATTAGCAGTATCTATCATGCTGAGGTATTGAGGAGTGAAGAGTTTAGACTTCTCAGCTACAGCATCAAATACAGGTATCCGATTTGATTGGACCAGGTACTCCATCACTCTATCCTTTATCTGAAACTCAGATACATGATTAATAAAATTCTCATTCTTAGTAATAAATACAAAGGTCTTAGTGTTAGCTACAGGATAGTACTTATAGTACTGTAGATTCTCTAAAAATAGCTTGAATCGGTATGGTATAATTAATACATCACCTTTAAAATCATATTTCCAAAACTCATCTACTTTAATTACCTCCTTAATAGTCTGAATCTCTGACTCTATATTCTCTTTATTGTACTCTTTAAACTCCTCTAAGATAACAGCATCAGACTTGCCACTCAACACAAAGTTAATCAGCTTATCTTTTTTATCTTTATCCTCAAATTGCTTAGTATTAAAGTTAGCAGTCTTTTTATAGGCAGAATTTATCAGAGCTAGTATCTCTACAGATCCAAAATCTTTCTGCTCAAATCCTTTTAGATAATCTTGACAGGTATTTTTATCTACTCCAAAATCATTGAAAGCTGCTGCTAATTTGTAAAGTGAGGAGTTTCTATTTTGTGAATTATACTTCTTTTTAAACCAAGTCATCAGCTTATTAGCTATCTCATCAGTATCTAGGACCTTAATGTTAGTAATACTACCCACCTCACTGCTCTCAAATGGGATAACATCATAGTCAATAATATAATTATCAGCATCTAAATTAACATAGATATCAGGATCATAAGATTCAAAGCAAGCCCTAGCAATATCTTTCCCTGATTCATCTACTCCATTGAATACTGCAGATATCTGCTTAAAATACTCTTTGTATTCTTTGTCATCCTGTACTATTGGTATTTTGACTAGAGCTTTTACTCCATTGCCTGATGGTGAGGTCCAACAGGCAAAGATAGATTTGTGAGCTTTCAGTTCTACAATCAGAGCAGGGATATCCTGCACATCATCAAAGTCTAAAGTCAGTAATCCTGATGCCTTTCTTAGAGATGCATTATTTCTCTTACTGAAATCACCTCCAAAGGTAACAACAGGCAGCTGCATCTTAATAGATTTCCTTTCCTCTTTATCAGTAGAGAATCTTAGGTCCTTACATAACTGCTCAGACTTACCATTCTTAATTCTATCTAGGTAGAATCCTACATCCTTATTCTGATAAGGTGATACATCCTTAATTGATTTGTAAAAAGTTACTTTCATAAGTATAAATAAAGGTGAGAGTCCCTGCTAACATAACCGCCAGGAGATTTGCAGGGATTTATACTCTCTAATGTTTTTGTCATGGCGATTATATTATGTGACAAATGTAATAATAAAATTAATATATGATACTAAAGTGCAAAAATAATTTTTTTGTGCTGTTTTGTGCTATTATTTGTGCTGTCTTAACTCCTATTGTTATTAGGCTGTAGAAGATTAGAACGAAAAAACACTTTTTTTTTCCAAAAACTGTTCACCCCCCAATATGAAAATAAATTTTTTTTTTATTAAAAATATATTGTAAATAAAAATATATATATTATAGAGTATAGGGATGTGAATTGTACTTTCGTTCTAATTCTCTACAAGTCAATATCACTAAGGGAATTATACAGCACAAAAAAAGCTCCGAAGAGCTTTAAATTATTTCAGCTAGTTCTTTAGCTGTCATATATTCTTTAAATTGATGGACCTTATCATACTCATAAGGCATCTGTATCCTCACATTGATGTAATTAAACTGCTCTATTGCCGAAACTTTGTACTTATCCTCATAATCATTATTAAGAGCAGCCTTTACTAATGGCTCTATCTCATGGAGATATACTTTATCCTGCTGCCTGGACCATCTCCTGTGCATTCTGATGCCATGTATAACAGTAGCATGATGTCTATTGAGCATCTTACCTATTTGAGTTAGTGATACCTTACATTTGTTCAGCCTGTACATTACATAGTATCTTTTATATACATATGCTCTATTTCTGCTATTAGTATCTAGCTGATACTTTGTGATCTGTTCTATTAAAAAATCTAGTTCTTTCATTTTGTTTTGTTTTTACATATATATATTTTACCTAAATCATAATCAATAAAATCAATATGTATATTTTTATTTAAATGAAATGTAGTTGATGTAAATAATTTAGATCGTTTTTTCCATAATAATTCATGCATAATAAAATTATCATTTTGTGTTAAAATATATTTAGTTTCATTAACTACTTCTATATTTTGAATACCTAATTGATGGTCAAATCTCATAATAACTTATTTTGTGTTACTGACTTAAATAGATCAGACTGAGATTCTAATACTCCTGTAGCATTAATAAAATCTATCTCTACCTTAGCAGATTGGATTAGAGTTCCTGCAAGCTGAGATATTGCCTTAGCTTTATCTACTTCTACATTCACCTGGTCTGTTGTTAATGTTTCATCACTTAGTCTTTCAAGTGCCATGAAGATGTGATCTCTTAGATCACTTAGTTTGTTGTGTGCCATTTTTATTTATTTTATTTATTAGTTTACATTTTAATCTCATCACCTGCTGTAATTCTTTAGGTAATCTTTGTATGGTATTTCTAGCCATATTTTCTTTTTTAGTTATCATTAGCAGATTGTTAATATCATTATTCAGATAATTACCATCCTTATACACTACTACCATCCCCTTAGGAATTGGTCCATTATGCTGTTCCCAAGTATATCTATTGAGCAGCTGCCAATTACAATCTGCTAGCTTAATATACTGATACATCTTTCCTCCTGTATCTTTTCTTTGATGGATAGTACCTATAGGCTGAGTGTTAGGAGGTACAGTGCCTTTCTTAAACATTGTACTAGCCACTTTCTGATATACTTCTGTGGACATTTTTTGTCCTTTATTAGCAGGAGCATGACCTTTTTGAAATTGAGTAGCTTTACCACCTAGATAACCTGGAGGATATTGTGTAGACCTTAAGTATTTAGGATCTTTCTTAATACCCATACTCCATGCTCTATTGTATACTGATGACTCACTAAGTCCTAAGTCATCTGCTATTTTTTTAGTAGGCTCAAATGGATACCTTTCTCT